TCACAAACCGAACAACCACCATTTTGCCTTGCACTATTTTGGCTTTTTGCTTTGGCTGTTCAATATTTGGAACTTTTTGATGCCAGCATGATGTGGATACGTTTCTTTTCGAAGTACGTTTTCCTCATTTGTGTTTTCACTGATTGTTCCTTCCTGATTCGTTCGTTATTTAGACGAGCAACACGTCCTGTTTTGCAACCGCAGATGGGTTTCACGAAAGTGGATCCCTATCTTAAAGAAGCGATTCAGGTGTGGTGTTTGTTTGAAAGTTTGAAAGATTCCAAGACAAAACGTGGAATGATAGCCGCAATTACTCAATACTTACAAGCGCATGTTAAAGAGTCTTTGCCACTCTATGTTTATCGTCAATTGATGAGAATTGATTATATTTCAGACTGGACTAGCGATGATGGAAACGCTCGAGTTGAAGAAATGCTTGAAGAAGCTTTCGGAGAAGGAGCACTGCGAGAAGCTCAAGATGAGTTAATCATTCTTGACACTCAAAGTGACAATGGAGAGAGCATTCCTTGGCATCAAGCCATGGATTCTGCTTTCACCAATTGGAAAGAATTCCGAAATTCAACTATTGCTAAGAAATTTACACACTTGATTAATGTCATTGTATCTTCAGGTATGTGTGCAACAGCAGATCTCACTTTTAAAATGGGAAATGTTTCGTTGTTTTCACCTATCGTGTCGAAGAAGCAATTGGCAGCAGGAGATGTATTTGAGGCATTTTATGAAGCTGTTTCCGGCTTCATGAAGGGCGGATGGCGAGTTTTTCAAACAGGAGACGTTTCAGCTTTCTTTATGGAAGATGATAAAGTTTCTGAGTTCGATCGTATGTACAATGAAATTCGGTCCTGGCATGGATATGCTTTGGCTGGAAATTTGCGTGAATATACGGATATTGATGACAATGAATATGAAGCTCGTCTCAAGAAAGCAATTGAATTTGGTGACAATCTTTTGAAGTTTATCAAACGTTCGCAAACTTTTGAAAGGAAGTATGTATCTGATCGTATGGATAGATTGAGAGATAATGAAACCGAGTTCACACAATTGCGCACCAGGGGTGGTTTACGAATTGCCCCGTTCGCTGTTTGTTTGTTTGGACAATCTGGATGTGGAAAATCCAGTCTTACGAACTTGACAGTGAATGCTGGACTCATCTACAATGATTTGAGCGCTGAGAAAGACAGAATTGCAACTTGGGCAGATAATGACAAGTTTGCATCTTCTGTTCGATCGCATATCAACGCTATCATTTTTGATGATTTTGCCAACACCAAAGAAGACTTTATGGACTTTTCGCCTGCGTATAGGTTGATTCAGGTTATTAATAATATTAAATATTTGGCCCCCATGGCAGATGTTTTCTTGAAAGGAAAGGTTTCTCTTAACCCGTACTTTTGTATTGTTTCTACCAATGTTGAACACCTTAATGCTGCGAAGTATTCCAATGAACCTGAGTCTGTTCTTCGACGAATGTATCACGTTAAAGTTGTACCTAAACCTGAGTTTTGTGAAGGAGGTATCTTGAGTAAAAAGCTCATTGAAGCCTCTTTTGGACATACTGCTTGTCCCGATGCTTGGAATCTTACTGTACGTAGATACACTGCTCAAAATAAGAGACATGTTGATTTAGCTGCGATGACTCCCGTTGTTTTTGAAGGGAAATCGTTAGTTGATGTTTCTGTTAAAGAGTATTTGAGGTGGGTGCAAGTAACATCCAAAATTCATTTCACTGAGGAAGGCCAATATTTGGCCAACCAAGAAGCCATACCTACCAAGTGTGATTCTTGTGGAATGTTGTATTGTGGATGTGCATCGGTGTTGGAAAAGGTTCTCTGCGTACCTTGTGACAAGGAACAACCCTCTAATCCCGTTTTGGACAAACAGTCCGGAGAGTGGGAATATTACTCAGGAAAGACGAGGGGTTTCTATCACAGAAAAGCAGAGATTTTGCAGCGACAGTATGAACATGCTTTGACATCTTCAATTCTTGCCACTAATGCAGTTTGCATGTGGTGGGAACGACTTGACTTTATGCCTGAAAGTTGGATTTGCCATCCTAAGGTATTGAAGTTTGGGTTGCTCTTTTGGAGAGAAGATATTAA